GCAGTCATCTCTCCCCGAATGGCCAGATTTGACCCACCAACGGCAGGAGAGCCTAAGTCATGACCTTAAAAGAAACCGAAGTACCCAAGGTACAACCGATAGGATGCTACCTATCGTTGGAATCAGCGCTTGCAGCTGCTAAATGGATTGACCCCAGCGACATGGCCGCGGTCACTCTCGCCCGGCGGATCGCCCTGTCATTGGATACAGCCTTTGACATGGGTGCTGACCTAAAAGACATAACAGCATTAAGTGGTAGATTCTTAAATGTCTTACAGCAGTTGCACCTGACTACTGAAACGCGAACTGCCAGCAAAAAGACAGATGAGAATGATGGGACGGAGTATGTCGGTGATTTCCTACGGCTCGTCCAAGCCAAGAATCCAAAGTCCACCCCTAAAACTGCCAACAGCAGGAAAGTTAGTAAGCCAGCTAGCGGATGAGTTAGGTGTCCCTTTACTGCCATGGCAAAAGCATGTGCTGGATGATGCGCTCAAAGTAAACAAAGATGGATCATGGGCAAGATCCCAAGTAGGTGTGTTAGTGGCTCGCCAGAATGGCAAGACCCACATGATGCGAATGCGTATCCTTGCAGGCCTTTATGTCTTTGGTGAGAAAAACATTATTGCCATGTCACAATCCAGACAACTCTCACTTGATACTTTCAAACAGACTGTAGACATGGCAGAAAGCCTTGACTGGATGCGTAAGCGGATCAAGCGCGTATCCCGGACTAACGGGCAAGAGGAAATTGAGGTGTACTGCCACCACTACCCAAAGTCATGCAGTGGTCAATGCCAAAGATTACGCAAGTACGCAATTAGAGCTGCAACCAGTGAGGGCCCACGTGGATCAACTGCTGACCTGTTGTATGTAGATGAGTTGCGCGAAATTGACGAAGCCACATGGGCCGCCGTTACCCCGATCACCCGAGCAAGGCCTAATGCTCAAGTGTTTTGGACTTCCAATGCTGGCGATCTCAATTCAACAGTGCTAAATGAACAGCGACGTAGGGCATTGACGTTTAACTCAACCCGAATGGGGTACTACGAATACAGCGCACCGCCCGGGTCAGATGTAAATGATGAACTTGCATGGGCAATGGCTAACCCAGCAATGGGCCACACAATTACAAAAGAAAACATTAAAGATGCATCAATCTTTGATACAAAAGATGCTTTCAAAACTGAAACACTGTGCATGTGGGTTGATGCCATTGATTCACCATGGCCAATGGATGCATGGAATGAGGGTGAAAGGGATGTATCACTTGAGGACGGCCTACCTACATGGATGGCATTAGACCTTTCATTCAATCGTGAACTTGCCTGCTTAGTAACTATCCAAGAGCGCCCAGAGGGCATGGCTGTATTTCTGCATGAATGGAAGCGAGAGGGTGGAATTAATGACCTTGAACTAACAGGTGAATTGGCTGGACTTGCTCGCCGATTTAGACCGCGAAAATTTGCCTATGATCCGAACACTGCTGGATACATTGCCCCGAGGCTGGCACAAGCTGGAGTACACACAGAACCAACACCATGGGCATCAGCAGGCTTTGCAATCAGTTGCGATCAAACATTAAATGCTATGCAGTCAGGCAGATTAATTCATCCCGGACAGGACACACTTCATCAGCATTTGGTTTCATGTGCCAGACGGCCTGCATCCGATGGTGGTTGGCGTATTGCTCGCAGAGCCGCGCAAGTTCCGATCACAGCTGCAGTTGCTTTGGTCATGGCGGCAGGTCATGCATGCGAACCACAACAAACAGTCACTATAGTTAGTGCTTAGATACGTTTATCTTGGCAGAGTATCGAGTCTGGGTTAGTTACTCCTATCGCTAACCCAGACACCAAGACACGCACTCACAATGCTTGTAATTTGACTTAGTGTGAGATAATGCAAGCATGGGATTTATTGACTTCTTGTTAGGTACTGAACCACAGAAGCCCGAAGTAAAAGCAGCTGCTAAAGCAGGTGTACAGATTCCGTATTACCAAGATTCATGGTCACCATTAGCAATGATCCGCGTGAGCCGATCAGATGCAATGCAAGTGCCAGCAGTGGCAAGAGCCAGAAACATTATCTGTGGAACTATCGGAACTTTAGGCCTAAATGCTTACAATGACGTTACCTACGCAAAAGTAGAGGGACGTTCATTACTAAAACAACCTGACCCAGCATTACCACTTGCAGTAACAATGACTTGGATTATCGAGGACTTATTATTCCAAGGGCAGGCGTTCATGGTCGTACTGGCAGTATCGCCAGAGGATGGCAGACCAACACAGGCTCGCCGAGTAGACCCAATGCGCGTTACTTTCACAACTGATACACAAACTGATGAAATCATCAACGGCTTTTATCTAGATGGATATTTAACACCAGTTACAGGTGTTGGATCACTAATCATGTTTAGTGGAATTGATGAGGGCATCCTAAATCGTGGTGGCCGTACCATCACAACAGCATTAGAACTTGAAAAGGCAGTAGCCCGAATGGCTGCTGAACCTAACCCAACAATGGTTATCAAGAATACAGGCGTTGATTTACCTGCAGAACAGGTTTCAAGCTTGTTAGCATCATGGGCAGCTGCTCGCCAAAAGCGAAGCACCGCCTATTTATCAGGGCCACTAGATGTAACGACATTTGGCTACGATGCACAGCAAATGGAATTATCCCAGTCACGCTTAAACACTGCAGCTGAAATTGCCCGTATGTGTAACATCCCGGCATGGTATCTAAACGCAGAAAGCGCCAGCGCGACTTATTCCAACGTAAGCCAAGAGCGCCGATCACTTGTTGATTTCTCATTACGGCCATACATGAGTTGTGTTGAGGAAAGATTATCTATGAATGATCTAACCCCACGTGGACAAACAGTCCGCTTTGATTTAGATGATTACCTACGCGGAAACCCACTAGAACAAATTGAAGTCCTAACAAAAATGCTTGAAGCAGGACTTATTAATGTCGATGAAGCGCGTGAGGAAATGGACTTAGCACCGAGAGGAAACACAAATGCAGATTAGTTTCGATGGCCAAATCTTGGCAGCTGATACAGAGAGCCGAACAATTAAAGGCTTGGTTGTACCATTTGCAAAAGTAGGCAACACATCCGCTGGCCCAGTTCGCTTTAACTTTGGCGCATTTGGTGAGATTGATGCCAGCCAGATTGTTTTGAACATGGAACATGACCGCACACGCCCATTGGGTCGTGGCATTGCAGGCAGTGAGGAAATAACTCCTGCAGGTGTAAGCATGGCATTCAAGATTGCACCAACTGGCGCTGGCAATGATGCATTAGTAGAAGCATCCGAGGGATTGCGCCCGGCATTTAGTATTGAAGCCAAAGTTAATGAGTATTCAATTGAGCGCGGAGTAATGGTTGTTTCATCAGCATTACTAGAAGCCGTTGCACATGTAACCAATCCAGCATTCAAGGATGCACAGATCGCACAGGTCGCAGCTTGCGATCCTATGGATGAGATCGCCCCACAAACCACCGAAGCAGAAATCCCTGCTGAGGATGAACCACAGGAGACAACAGTGGACGAAGTAACAACACCAGTTGCAGATGAAGTAACAGCAGCCGCTGTTGTTCAGGCTGCCGCACCAGTGGCTTTCACTAAGCCACGTTCACCGATCGTAGATGGCATCAGCTACCTAGATCATTCCATCAAAGCCGCAATGGGCGATGATGACAGCAAGATGTACATTCGCGCCGCGGATGACGACACCTCCACCAACACTGGCCTAACACTGCCACAGCACCTAAACGAGTTTGTAACTAACACAATCTCAGATCGCCCAGCGATCAACGCTGTACGCCGTGAGTCACTTGTCAGCTCAGGAATGTCATTCACAATTCCTAAGTTGGGTACTGCACCAACAGTTGCAGACACTGACGAAAACCAAAGCCCATCCGAAACTGGCATGACTTCCGATTACTTGACCGTAACCGTAAACAAGTTTGCTGGCCGTAATGACGTATCGTGGGAACTCCTAGATCGTTCATCACCAGAGTTCCTTTCCTTGCTTCTTTCACAGATGAATGATGCCTACGCAAAGGCAACTGACCAAGCACTATTGGCACAGTTCGTTGCACAGGGAACAGCATCAACTGGCGTTGCTGCAACTGCTGTTGGCTTCACTTCCTACGTTGGAACTGAATCAGCTGCTGTCTACAAGCAGACCGCAAAGAAGGCTCGCAACGTTGTTGCTAACACCGCAGTTTGGGGTGGCTTAATGGGTGCAGTTGATGGTTCAAACCGTCCGCTTTACACCGCCTACAACGTACAAAACGCACCGGGCGCACTTGCACCGGGCGCAGCTGAGGGTAATATCCAAGGCTTATCGTTGTATGTTGATCCATACATCACCGCAACAACTTGGGCAGATGACAGCGCGTTCATCATTGCCCCAGATTGCGTAAGTGTTTACGAATCACCAACAACTCGCTTGCAGGTAAACTTGATTGAAACAGGTCAGGTTCGCATTTCACTTTATGGCTACATGGCCATTGCTGTGAAGCAGGCAGACGGTATCCGCCGCCTGAATATCGCGTAGCGATCATTCAACAAAAGTGTGGGGGGTGCGGCCCTGTGCCCCCCACACACCCCATTAGATAAGGATTAAAAAATGGCACTAATTACACTAAGCGAGTTAAAAGCCGTACTTGGTATTGGTGACATTTACGCAGACGCAATTGTGCAAGCAGTTGCTGATTCAGCTGAAAACATTATCTTGTCTTATTTGATTTTTGATGATGCCGCTATTAAAGCAGTATCACTAACAGGCAATGTGGCAACCTTTTATTGCTACGAAAATTCCTATGTTGCTGGGCAGGCTTTAACAGTTACAGGTTGCGGATCACCATTCAATGGATCACGCACAGTTATTGATTCATACACTGGCCCGGGCGAGCCTTATTTCACAGCTGCAATTACCAACGCAGACATTACTCGCCGTAACATTGTTCCAAGTGGCCGAGCAGTGCTTACAAGCCAAGCAGCCTTGTACGATGCCACACCAGAGGTCAGAGAAGCAGCCCTAGCCGTTGCTTGCGACATTTGGATCACACGCACTGGCACACTAGGCCAGCAGGGTGTGGACTTTCAAAGCCCTGCCCCGTATCGCTTGGGTCGCTCAATGCTGACTCGGGTATCTGGCCTACTTGGAAAGCACCTAGATACTAGGGGTTACCTTGGCTAATCTAGCCACCTACCGCGCTAACCTTGCCGCAACTCTTGCAGCTGCCGGTCGGGTTGTTTACGCATACCCAAATGAAAACATCACGCCACCTGCCATTGTGCTTGTGCCGGGATCGCCATACATCACAGTGAGTGCCATTGGTGGTGCGCGTTGTAACGTGCGCTTTGACATTACAGCGATTGTCAATGCAGCCGACAATCAAGCCGCACTAGCCAACATTGAAACTTTAATCTTTAGCATCACCGACTTGCTCGCCAACAACATTTCATTCCTTGGCGGATGGTCGCAACCAACAGTTCAGCAGATCGGAAATGCCGACATGCTCATTAGCCAACTCAGCATAGAGATGGTCACAACCAACTAGAAAGGCAAGTCATGCCAGCAACATACATAACTGGTCGGTCATTGACATTGAGCATCAACTCTGTGTCATACGCAGATCAGGCATCAACCGTCACACTTGAAATGGAAAACAACCAGCAGGTGTTGGAAGTTCTATCGGGACGCGCTTACAAGACCGTAGACAAGACAGCCACACTGAATGTCGAACTTTACCTTGATGACACATCAAGTGCAGGTATCATTTCAGCACTTTGGGATGCAGCCAAAAATGCCCCAGATACATCGCTTGCATTCTCATTTGATGTAAACGGTGACACATTCACTGGCAACGTGTTCCCGGTATTTCCAACAGTTGGTGGCGCGGCCACTGACGTATTGACAACCTCACTCAGCTTCGTTGTTGAGGATGGAACAGTCGCAAGAGCCTAACGAAAGGAACAGGGCAACTCTTATGCAATACGACATCAAAACAAAACAGGGTAATAACTACATAGTGAGCGATGAATCAACTTGGTTGTGGATCGAAATCGAGCGTGATCTCGGGTACACAGTCACTCAAGCAGCTGAAAAGATGAGCCAAGGCTCGTTGGATGTGATCACCTGCATGTTGTACAAGGCCAGCAAGGCCGCTGGGCATACCAAAATGCCTAGCCAGCAAGCATGGGTCACCAATGAGTTCGAAGGCTTTGAGGTGGTTGAGGAAAGCCCAAAAGAGAATTAAGGGATGCGCTAGTGCGGATCGCAGTATCCACCGGCATACCCCTTGCAGATCTTTTGGAATGGTCGCTCGCAGACGTAACAACGGCAATCACGCTGATAATGGAAAGGAATGGCTATGGCCGAGGGTAGAACTACCATCACAGTGCGGCCAGACCTTGCCGATTATCGCGGATTATTAAAAGCCTTAAATGTGATGGAAAAAGAATCACAGGTAGAACTCAAGGATGATGTTTACTCCATCAGTGCATGGACTGCCACAGGCATAAAGCAAGCCGCTTTTGGCCATCCTTACTACCCAAAGCAAGCCGCCATTGCAGCTGCAACTGTACGCCCAGCGCGTGACCGAGTGCCGACCGTTTACATTGGTGGCACAAAAGGTCGTGCATCAGGTGGCGCAAATGCCGGGCAAATCTTGTTTGGTAATGAGTTTGGTGGCGATCGTAACGCTTTTGGAAACTTAAACGCATTTCCAAATGGCGGTTACCGATTCCCACCGAGAACAGCCCGAGAGGGCAGGGGCAACAAAGGTTACTGGATTTTTCCAACTCTTAAAGCCATGCAACCTGAAATCAAAAAGCGATGGTTCACCGCCGTTAATAAAGTAATGGACAACTGGGCAAGGACAAGTTAATGGCTGATACACGCACACTCAAACTCTCGCTACTTGCAGATGTAAACAAGTTTCTTGCTGGCATGGATAAGGCCGACAAAGGCACAAAGACATTCAGCAGTCAGATTGGCAAATACTCCAAAGCAATGGCCAAGTCCTTCGCAGTCGCTGGCGCAGCTGCTGGCGCATACGCCGTTAAGTTAGGTGTCGATGGAGTAAAGGCCGCAGTCGAGGATGAACTAAGCCAAAAAAAACTCGCTCAAGCCTTAAAGAATACAACTGGCGCAACTGACGATCAGATCGCCGCGACTGAAACTTACATCAAGAAACAGCAACTATCTTTTGGTATTGCTGATACTAAGTTGCGACCGGCACTGGCTAACCTTGCCAGAGCCACTGGGGACATTACTAAAGCCCAGAAACTTAACAATCTTGCCATTGACATCAGCGCGGCCACCGGGCGCGATTTGGAGGGAGTGAGCCTTGCATTAGGTAAGGCGTACAACGGCCAATTCACAGCACTTAAAAGACTTGGCATCCCACTTGATGAAAACATAGTCAAGACAAAAGATTTTGATGCACTAACCAAGCAACTTACGGAAACTTTTGGTGGATCAGCCAAGGCCAACACCGAAACTTTTGCTGGTCAGTTGGCAATCTTGAAAGAAACTTTTGGGGAAATCCAAGAGGACATTGGGGCAAAATTAATTCCTAAGTTCAAGTTGCTTTTGGAAAATGTGCTTATGGTTGCCAAGGGATTTAGTGGCGATGATCCCGAGGGTTTAAGTAATCGCGCTAGAGAATTATCAGGTCAGTTTCAGGGCAACGGTGCAAACAGCCTCGGGGGATCGCTTAGAGCAGTCGCAGATGCCTTTGGCAACTTGTTTGGCACAATCACAGAGGATGGCGATCCAGCGACTAACACCCTCACAAAGTTGGCTAACGCATTGGAAATCATTGCTAATGCTATTAATGCCGTGTCAAATTCCTATCAAAAGGCGTTGCCCGCATTGCGATTCATCCAAAATCCATTCAATCTTGATTTGCCTGAAGCAGGATTTAAGCCAAGGCCATCAAGTGCGACATCAAGCAGTGGCACAACGATTATTATGAATGGTGTTGTGGATGGTGAATCAGGCCGCCGAAGCATTGAGCGACTATTGCAAAACTCATCAAAGCGAACTGGCTTAGTTAATCTTGCAGGATCAACATTGTGACCGATTACGAGCCATATCCAACTGTGACCTTTGCAGGTACTACAACATACGCTGACAACACAATCAGCTCGATCCGCATAAACAGTGGTCGCAATGACGTGACCGAGCAACCGCAACCGGGCTACGCATCTATTGAACTGTGGACAGATGCCAGCGATCCACTCGATGTGGCCTTAAGCCAGTCGGTGTCAATCAGCATTGACAAGGGAACATCAGGCACACAGGAAATCTTTTATGGCAACATCTCGGACATTGACATCACACTTGATGCCTACGGGTCAGATGGTTCAATCGCTCGTTACTCGATCACAGCCATTGGGCCACTGGCACAGCTGAACCGCCGAACCGCTGGAACTGCTGGCTATGCCAAAGAGTTTGACGGCACACGAATCTTGAACATCCTTAGTGAAGCATTTCTAACTGAATGGGATGATGTCGCGCCAACGCTAACTTGGGCAGGTGTGCCAGTCGGCACAACTTGGGCCAGTTACGATGCAGTGGGTCAAGCCCTAATTAATAACTTAGTTGCCAATGTTGATGTGCCGGGGCAGTACGAATTGGAAGCATACAGCGCAGCCGAAACCGATGCCTACACCTTAACTACCATCGCCGCTAATTCAGGGCGTGGGGTGCTTTGGGAGGGTGCTGACGGTGATCTGCATTATGACGATTACTTGGCACGATCCTTGGCTACACCTTTAACACTTACGGCTGATGACCTACTGGCCCAAGGCCTGCGAACTGCTGCCCAATGGGGCGAACTGGTAAACGATGCCCAAGTCACCTATCGTGCCGGCACAGCCACAGCGCGTGACGAGCAGTCCATCATTCTTTATGGGCAACTTTTGGGAACTCGGGAAACTGTATTGCACAATCTGTCAGATGCCGAAACACAGGCCAGCGACTTTATCGCAACTCGGGCTTATCCAAGGATGTATCCAGAGCAGCTGACAATCCCACTGCACTCTCCAACTGTAAGCGATGCGACCCGAGATGCGCTGTGCGCTGTTTACAACGGCCTACGGGTTAGCACAACTGCATTGCCAGCAGTCTTTGGCACAACCTTTGATGGCTTTGTTGAGGGCTACACATGGAACTTAACCCGATACACCGCCGAATTGGCTTTAACCTGCTCGGCGTATTCCGAAACTTATTCAAGCATTGTCTGGTATCAAATCCCAACAACTACTACTTGGGCAAGTTATACTCCTAATACACAAGAATGGCAGGAACTCTAAATGGCAACAACCACACCGAATAATGGTTGGGTAGTCCCAACCTCGACTGATTATGTTTCTCAGGGTGCAGTCGCTATCGAAACCCTTGGCGATGCCATCGATGCATCAGTAGGCACTGGCCTTTTGGCATGGCAATCATGGTCACCTACACTTTCTGGCGGCTGGGCAAATGGCAATGGCGTATGGACGGCTAAATATGCCAAATTAGGCAAACTTGTATTTGCAAATGGTTCGTTTGTCGTAGGATCAACAACAACAAAAGGTACAAATCTAAACGTAAGTTTGCCAGTAACTGCTGCAACTAATGCCGCCGCGACAAACGTAAGCACAAACACAGTTGCAGGAACTGCAACTTATTTATTGTGGAATACCGTAGACCCGGGCTCACAAATTATTAGTTTTTTTGCTGTTAATGCTTCGGCAACTTATGCAACTAGAACTGCAATTACATCCGCAATTCCAGCAACTTGGGCAACTGGTGACATCATCAGATTTAATGTTGTTTATGAGGCCGCATAATGATTTACACCTTTACTTGCTCAACGGAGGGTTGCGAGAACAATACCAACCCAGTCAATCTTTGCCATCCAACTAACCCAGTACTTTGCTCGCTTTGCCATGTGCTAACCGATGCAGTGGAAACTGATGAGCCTTGCCCGAGCACTGACTAATGGCATTACCAATCAAAAACGGCAAGATCACAACCGCCTACAAGAAGCTCGGCAAGATGTGGTCAAAGGGTTACCACACAGGTGTGGACTTTGCCTGTGCAGTTGGTACACCAGTGCTAGCAGTAGCTGACGGCAAGATCGAAAACGCATCATGGGGCAAGTCTTACGGCACACAGGTTGTGCAAAAGGTTGATGGTGGCTGGGTAATCTATGCACACCTAAATGCCCTACGTTGCAAGCCCGGTCAGGTCGTAAAGAAAGGCCAAATTGTTGGCGAGTCAGGCAACACAGGAAACTCATCAGGGCCACATCTGCATTTCGAGATGCGCGACAACATCCGATGGTCAGCAGGTACTGACATCGACCCTAAGGAAATACTGGCTTCATGAGATTGTTACTTATCCGCGCATTGTCGCTGGCCTTGTACACAGGCTTGAGCGCACTTGGCTTATCCACTGTGCTTGGCATTGAGCCATTGAAAGCAGCTGCGATGGCAGCAGTCGTGCCGTTGATTATGGTGCTACGGGTCGCGGCTAAGGGTTACATGAATGACGGCAAGTTAGATCAGGCTGAAATCGATGCGGCTATTAATGCCGGGACAAAGCCTGAATGACATGTCGCAGATCGTTATGGCTGGCACTGTTGCTGGCGCACTAATTGCCATACTCACATTGGGTGGCATGATCGTTAAATGGGGCATTGTGAAGCCCATAAAGGCCTACATTAACCAAATGACTTATTCGATCCAGCCTTACGCCAATGGCGGAAAATCCTTACCAGACTTGATAAATAAGGTGGATGCACTACATGTTGTGGTTCAAAATCATTTGACCACAAGTCATAACACGCCTATTTCTCCAACCTGCTTGTGCAAATCTGATTGGCATGCATAAACTATTCCTGTAAGCGCCAAGGCTTACATTTAAGAATAGGAAATCAGGGCATGTTACAAGTAATTAAGTTAAACGAAAACCTTTATGAAGCCAGAGATGAAACACGATCACTTTTCTTTTGGCTAAACAGCGATAACTCATGGACAGTTAATCTGCATTTCTCAGACCGATCAGTAGACATTCTTGCTGACACTTATGATGAAGCTGAGGGCGTTGCATTTAAGTTTCTAGAAACAGTAGGTGCATAATGACTGGCATTTATGTATTGGCCTACATGGGCATCATGTTTGTTGCGGGCATTCTTGTTGGCATTGTTATTGAGAATCAACATCAGAAGCAGCAACTAGAAAATTTTAGACGTACAGCCGATATAGACATTGAAGTCTTAATGGCAAAAGATGGGTGGAAAATCTAATGGCTTTTGACATTTCTAATTACGTTACGGTGGCCGAAAGGGTGGCCATGTTTTATGAAAAGTACCCTGAGGGATCAATCCAGTTTGAGTTTATGGGTGTAATGGACGGTGACCCCTTAAAGATGTGGGGAATCGCCAGAGCCTACAGAAACGCTGATGATCAATTGCCCGGAATAGGCACAGCATCAGAACTAATTGTGGGCAAGAGTCCATACACAAATGGATCAGAGCTGCAGAACTTAGAAACTGCTTGCTGGGGTCGCGCTTGCGCCAGCCTAAACATTGGCACATCGAAAGGCCTAAGCAGTAAAGAGGAAATCATTGGTAGCAGAGAGCGCCAAGCACCCGGACCAGCCAAGCCAAAACCTGTTGAGGTGCAGGCAATCGAACCGCCCAGCATTACAGACGAGGACGGACGGATTCATAATGAGGAAGCAGATCCGTGGGCTGTAGATTACGTTGAGCCGCCTTTAGACATACCTGCCTGCTTACATGGCCCTATGAATAGACGCAGTGGTATTAGCAAGAAAACGGGCAAGCCTTATGGTGGCTACTTCTGTGACAATGAGCCACAGTGCGATCCAAAGTTTGATCGCTCATGACACTAGATCAACGGGTGGCAGAGATAATAGCCAAAATGAAAAGCAACTATGGCTCACATGCCCTTTACATACTTTGGTTAGAGGAAGCATTAGAAGCTGCAGAGCGTGATCATAATGGGGATTGATTCAGACGTTATGAGATGCAGTTGCGGTGGTTGGGTGTACATAGGTCATCCTTGCCAGTTCTGTTTGAAATGGAGTAATCGCGGATGAACCCGGAACACAGCCAGCACTGCCATTGTGTCTGTACAGACTTTGAAGCCATCAAGGCATCAGTTCAAATGGCCCGGGCGATCCACATTCAGTTTGAGCCACGCACCAAGCCTTGCTTAGTGTGTAACCAACTGGACGGATCATGCATGAACTGTAGATGGACTCTTGACTGTGTCGCTTGTGGCGAACTGTGGCCTTGTGACACTTTCAAAGCTTTGGAATGGGAATCATTATGAGCCGCTGGGAACTAGAACACCATCAATTATTAAAGACATTGCTACGGGTAGCGCGGAATGTTCGCGGCTTTGATTGTGAGCATTGCGGACTGTTACTACAAGAAGCCATCAAGTGCATGGACACAGAAACACCAGACATCAGAAAGAGGAGTAATGATGAATGACGAAAAGGAATACAGCAAGGATGATTTATACATTTCAGTGCTAAAGAAACTTTACGGGGCATGGGATGCAAGCAAATACTTTGCAGAGAGTTGTGAAGTTTGCAGTGAAACCTTAGAGCCTGTGGATGCTGGTGTAGATCCATACACAGACACGCGGTTATGGCTCACTAAGTGCTGTGGCATAGTCCAGAGGTATGATCAGAAACTTGGCCCTGAAAGATTAAAAGTTAGCCAGCAGGACTCCCCAGAAATGCTGACTAACTACCCTCTATTATAGCCACCTCACTGACAAAAAATGTCTAGGCATGACATTAACTGCTGGCAGTCTTATCAGCTGCTAAACCGCCGTTAGAGGGCGCTTCCCGGCATGCCTGATAATCATGCAAAATGCAGAAATGCGAGCCAGTAAACATCATTTGAAACGGACTGCCCAAATGGATAGACACAAGAGTTACTGGCAAATGGCGCAGTCGAGTTAGTTATAGTGGCTAATTCCCTAACATGCGAAGCGATAGTGACGGGTGTGAGTGGCTTGAATAAAGCCATTCCTGCTCGCTTCCAGTTCTGGGTGTGATTCCCACTTAAACTACTTACATGACTTCAAAAAAAGACATATGGGTTCAAGTAAGACAGCAAGAACTCATGGAATATGTAAAAGGAGTTGAAATGCTTTCAAAAGATCATTCAAAACTACAAGAGCAAATACAGGATTCAAAGCTTCTAGCAGGCATGATTGATGAAACATGGAAAAACAGGGTGGATACATTGATTGATAAAATCTTAATTACAGATGATCAAAAGAACAGCAACTATTACAAAGGTTTAATGGATGCTTACAACATAATCCAAGGACATAGTAATGCTTGACGTTAATACACCTAAAGGCCAAGAGAGCCTACAGCACGAACTAAGAGCCGTTGAATTATGGAATAACTACTATCCAGACTTCACCTATGTACACACGCCTAAAGACGGTTCAGCCCTTGTAGATGCAGTCATAGTCAACAATGAAACAAATGTAGTTGCAGTAGTTGAGCAGAAGTCCCGGAACATGAGCCTTGAGCAGCTGCAAAAGTGGGATAGTGAATGGCTTATCACGTTCGACAAAATTGAAGCAGGACGTTATGTAGCCAATTCATTAGGTGTGCCATACATCGGCTTTCTGTATTTGATCCCGGATGATTTACTACTGACACAAAAGATCAGCGACAAAAACGGCCAGTGGACTTGTGACTATCGAACAGCAGTTACAGAAACACAGGAAACCATTAATGGCGGAACAATATCCAGATTAAATGCCTACATCAAGGTAGACAAAGCACAACACTTACAGGCTTATCAATGACAATACTTGTAGGTATCACCAACAGGGGCAAAGTTTACATGGGCGCTGATCGCTCGATGTCAGATCCTAATTTCATTAGCGCATTGGCAAAGCCAAAGATACGCAAGGTAGGGCCTTACTTAATTGGGTTCAGTGGATCATTGGGAACTGGGCAACTTACAACCTTTGCTACATACCCGGACATAAACACAAACAACTTAGAAGCTTGGATGCGTATTCAGTTCTGTGGGGCATTACAAAAAGCAGCTGATGACTTCAAGATAGACATAAACAGTGATGACAATGGTGCAGATCTATTGGTAGGTGTAAATGGCAGGCTATTTGAGATCAGCACCATGGATTGGTCAGTAGGTGAATACAACGCCATTGCTACTGGGTCAGGCTATCCCTACGCAATGGGATCATTACATACATCCAGACATACTGATGATCCAACATGGCGCATTAAAGAAGCTGTGAGCGCCGCTATCAAATACAGCCCATCATGCGTGGGGCCAATTGACGTATTAAGTAAGTAAATGGGCAAAGACAAGCCAAAGCCTTATAACTGTCATTACTGCCAGAAATACTTTATGGCTATAAACAAAAGGGAAAAGACTGTGTACTGCAGTCATGATTGTTACCTTGATGATCGCTATGGAAAAGACAGGCCTAAAGGATCAAAGTACAGAGGAAAAGTCACTTGCCTTATAAACATTAAACCATGTATAGATTGCAACAAATTGATTACATGCAAACGTGCAAATCAAATTAGATGTGCTAATTGTGCTTACTTAAAGCAAAAGGAAAGGGCAAATATTAGAGAACATCTAGTCCGTATACCTAACAGGAAAGCAGGTGACAAGATTTCACGCAAACAGTTATACCTAAGGGACAAAGGAATCTGCTACTTGTGTAATCGCATGACAATCTTAGAAACTGGCTTAAAGAAAAGACACAAACGATTAGCGACAATAGATCACATCATCCCGGTATCACGTGGGGGAACTCATACATGGGGCAATGTGCGTAATTGTTGCTGGCAATGCAACAGCAGGAAAGGTAACAAGGAGTTGATTGTGCATGAGTAGAGCGCACAAGTTAGGAACAACCACAGAATGGCGCAATTTAAGAGCTGCATGCTTTAGGGTATGGGGCAAGACATGCATGTATTGCGGTGACAAGGCAACAGAAGTAGATCACATCATCGAACTGGCGGTGGGTGGAACTAACACCATTGATAACGTCCAGCCGCTATGTAAGCCATGCCATTTGATGAAAACTATTCGATTCAACACCACTAAGAGCCACACAGAGCCACGCAGGGGCGATTTCCTACACGTTCTGCCAC